ATAACATTTCATAGAGTAACAACTAAAGAACAATATGATTTTTACACTATAACTATGAATGACAAATATATAAATACCGTTTTTGCTTTAATTACTGATTTTAATTATTATGATAAAGCAAAAAGAACTATACTCGATTTAAGAAGTAAAGGAAATTGGAGTGGAAAAATAGTTTTGATTACAATTGATTTCAATTTAAATACCAATTTTAAAGATTTTTATAATATAACTGAAGTTAAATTCCCATTAATAGATAAGACCGTGTTGTTAAATAAAATTGGCGAAAATGGCTTCATTGATACTACTGATAAGAGAGAAATAAATAAATTAAATCAATGGGAAAAAATACACGTTTTTGATGATTATTTTAAACAGTGGTCTCGAGTCGTATATTTAGATTCTGGGTTAAGAGTTTTGGACGATGTTAAATATATTTTAGAGTTGGATTATAAAAATAAGATTCTGGCACCAAAAGATGGTAAGCTATATGAAGATCAAAATTTTAAATGCCAAATAAGCTATTATAATACTGAATTGATCAATTCATTGAAGGAGGAATTTGGCGAACATATTTTACAATCAAATTATATGCTTAATTGTATGTGGATTTATGATACTGATATTCTTAAATTGTGTAATAAAACGCAACTCATAGAAGCTATGAATAAATATACTTTTTGTAAAACGAATGAAATGGGAGTAATGAATTTATTATTACATTTTAAATATAGATTCTGGGAGATGTTGCCGATTAAAGCTTCAAATGGGAAGATATTGTTTGATTGGTCTGAAGTAAATCAAACTTACTATACAACTTGGAGAGAATATTGTTTCGTTAAATATCCAGTCACTATTAATTTTGAAGATTGTTAAATGATTATATTATATACAAATTATATTTATATAATATATAGAAATGGCTAGTTATGAATCTATTCCTGATGATTTAAGAAATACCATAGACAATTTACCTGGAGTAAATGACACACTTAAAAATTCGTTTGCTGAACTATGGAGAGTTATGTTACAAATTACTCAAGGTGATGTAGAACAAGCCCATCCACAATTTGAAACTTTTTTAAATCAACTCCCAAGACAAAATATGTTAGATAGTGTTGATGCCGAAATAGCACAATTAGAGGGTTTAGTAGGAGGTAGAAAAAGACGATCTAAGAAAAATAAGAAATCATCTAAGAAAAAAATAAAATCTAGGAAAAATAAGAAGTCTACGAAAAGAAGAAGATAAATAATTATTCTGTAGCATAAAAATAATCATTTATCACCATTTTATTTTTTACACATCTACTCATTTTAGCAGTTGATATTCCTTCTGATTCAGCAGCTTTAGCGATTGTATCCCAAGTTGATAATATTTGATCGGTTTCTTTTTCTCTTTTATAAACCTTTTTACCAGTTGATGAAATTAATTTTGGTTTATTATTATATTCTTTGAGTGATACTCCATAATATCCTTTTCATTATTTCCTTCATCTGTCCAAACAGTTGATTTAAGTGCGTAAGGTGATGTATTTAAATATTCTTTAATTTCTTTCATATCATTTTCAGATAATTCTTTGCCAACATTTGTTTTCCATTTTTGATATTCTCTTAATAATACAGAATTTAATATTTTTCCACAATCAGAAAATTTACATACTTGAAATATAAATGTTTCAACTTGAGAATTATCTAATGCTTTTTTATATTCTACAGTTTTTAATTTAATACCTAAATATCCGTGATTTCCTTGAACACGTTTTGGTTTAAATCTTGTATCCATATAATTTTTTAATGAATGAAAAACTTCCTTTGTAGGTTTTACTTGACTCCATAAACGAAAACGTCCTTCAATGTTTACAGATAATTCTTCTACATCTGTCCTCACAATACAGACACTATTTATAAAGTCGTTGAATTTTTTATTCATTTCATCTTCTGGTAATAATATATTTTGATACACAGATTGATTTTCAACTTTGAATGACTCTATAACTTTTTGTTGGTTTTCTAATTTTTCTATCAATTCATTTATTTGAATATTTTTTTCGATAATTACAGATTCTTGAAATTTATTTTTTTCTTCTAAGACTCTATTTTCATTTTCTAACTCTTCATTTAATTTCATTATTCTATTAAAATTATCTATGCTATATGTTTTAGAATGTATAATATCTTTGATATGTTTAGTTAATTTCTCAATAGTAAAATTTGTGTCATCATAAGCAATTATTTCTGTTTTGTTTTTTCCATTTAATTCAAGTGTACGAATTTGTCTTTTAATTTTTGGATATGTCTTAATTAGGTTTTCAATTTCCACTTTATTTTGAACTCTAAACGCTTGTACTAATTCAAAATTGTTGTATTTTTTACGATGATCTAGTATTCTTGTTGATAGATCATTTGTATGACCAAATTTTATTAGCGTCTCATTTGCTTCATTTGTATTATCAATAGTTCCAAAATATATACATTCGGTATTCAATGGAAATTGAACAATTATTGCTTGTTCTACTGCTTTTTGTTTTTCTTTTTTAGAATTTTTAATTAACTGTTGTTTTTCTTGTTCGGAATTTTGTTTTATTTCCAAAATAATATTTTCTTTTTGTTCTAATTGGAGTTTTAATTCATCCGTTTCTTCTTCTACAATTTGATGTAAAACTTCTTCCATTTTCATATAATATTCGTGAATTTCACCCGCTTTTTTGGTTTGTGCTTTTAAACATAATGACTTGAAACATCTAATAGTTAATAATATTGTTTGTTTGTTATGTCCGCCATTTTGTTTTATATTTTTTGTAGAATCTTGCTTATCCTTAAGGTTAAGCAGTTTGTATAAAAGCAATATAAGATTTTATTGTTTTTGCTCCACTTTTTAAAAAGTGGATTACCATTTAGTTGTTTTTTTTACACTAATCCTTGGTCCACCACCTCGTTTCTTAGTTGAATTTGGATCATATTTTTCTTCTTCGTCATCCGAATTAATACCCTTAGATAACTCCCAGAACTCTTTTGAACCTAATCTGAAATCATTATGTGAATCCGCTTTATACCAAAATACCTGGTCCTGTAATTTGTTTGACTTTGAGTTGTTATTTATCACTAGACACTCATAATTTTCAGTGCATTGGTCCATCACCTGACAAAATGATTCAAATGTCGGAAACATACCCGCATAATTTTCATAAATACGCTTTCTATTTGCGATATAAGGTTCTCTCAAAATGAAGACGTAATCAATGTTAGTTCTAAGCGTTGGAGGGACACCTAAAGGATATTGCATTGTGATGACTAACATGACCTTCCAATGACGTCCATTCATAAATAGAAGTCGCATCATCTTATCACGCGCCCACGTATTGTCGTATAAACAATCATCTAAAATTACGAATGTTCTAGGGTCAATAGTGCTACGTTTAAATTGTTCCATTTCTTTTTTTATTTGCTTTAATACACCACGTTGTCGCTTTAAGATGTTTTCAATAATTGCAGTATTATATTCATTATGTATAAACAATTTTGGCACCAACTTGCCATAAAAACCGTTACCTTCTTCTGTTCCGGAAATAACGGTTCCGATAGGAATGTCCTGATGATAATAAAGTAAATCTCTTACTAAATACGATTTACCTGTGTCACGACGACCAATTAATACAATTACTGGACCTTTAGACTCATTTGGTTTAAAACTAATGTTTTTCATATCAAATCTTTTTAATTCTAGATTCATTTTATTATACTACATATAAAAATATTATAATTAGTTTAAACGTAAATATTGCCCTTTCCTAAAATATTAAGGATTATTTATAGCTTTGTAAAAATAATAAGTTAAATATAATTATAATTTATATTTTAATTAGCTAATGACAATTTCTGTAAACTACCAGAAAAGAAAGAACAACAATCTGTTCACTAAGTTCCAAACTAACAAAAATATTAATCTAATGAATGTTCAAAATTATATTCCTATTTACGATAGATTTTTTTCATTGAACAATACCAATTGGAATTCTATTAATCTAAATCACTATTGGGCCATTGCAGATATTAAGGATAATAAGATTAAGGATGATGAAGAACATATTTTTACATGTAAACTTAAAAATATTTCAGACGATGATGACCTATCCACTAATCAAAAAGTTTTCATTAAAATGGCTCCTCTATTGGACCCATTCAAATATGTTGTAGGTAAATATAATCATAATGACCCTGAACTATTTAATATGCCATCATTTGATAAAACTGTTAAAGTTCATCCAAAAATTAGCGACCCTAACAATTCTTCTTTTATTGATGGGTTTTTCTCATTCTTAACTAGTAAAATTTTACACGAACATCAATTTATTCACGGTCTCGATTATTATGGCTCTTTTTTGGCTGTTAAAAATGATTATAAACTTAACATTATAGATGATATCGATTATCTAATC